CAGCAAGGTCAAAAAGGCGGCGGGCAATCGCCTTGGCCAGGTAGCGGACGAGATGGAAGCGGTAGGCCCGGTTCCTCTCACAAACACAAAGGCCAGAATCGATGAGGTTATTGATGATCTCACCAGGCCTGGTCGAGTTCCCGACCAACAAACAATAAAAAAGCTTGAGGAGTTCAGAGATGCGCTTGGTTCTGGCCAGACATTCAAAGAGCTGGACACAATCCGCTCAGACTTTCGCGAGCAGGTTCGAGGCGATATTAGCCGGGTATTTCCAAAGCGCTCCGAAGTTCAGGTAAACCGAATTTACGAAGCAATGACAAACGACTTGGAAGGGGCCATTAAGCGCAACCTTGGTGATAAAGACTTGAAGCGATGGAAGGCTGCAAAGGGCGCCTACGCCCAAGAAGCCAGCAAGATCAAAAACACCAGACTGAAGAACGTTCTTCAGAAAGGAGACCTGACGCCAGAGGCGGCGGCAAACGTATTGTTTAGCCAGAAGCCGAGCGAAGTTCGAGCACTCTACCGTTCGCTCGATGCCAGCGGGAAAGAGGCTGCACGGGGTACGGTACTGGCAAAGGCCATCCAGCGCGCCACAAACGCCGAGGGGGAAATATCACCAAACGGCCTGGCCACTCAACTAAGCAAGCTTAAAACGCAAACTGATATCATCTTTCCAGGGTTAAAAGGCAAGGAGTTGAAAGGATTTGTAGACTACCTTAACGCAACCCGCAGGGCGCAGGACGCGTCGACGTTTACACCTACTGGCCAGAGCCTAACTGCGTTGCTTGGTTGGTACGCTGCATTAAACGACATATTCGCAACAGCTGGTGCCAGCATGACAGCCGGTGGTATCGCCAGGGTTTATGAGTCGCCGGCCGTGCGTGATGCTCTGCTGAAGCTTGCAAACACCCAGAGCGGGACAACGGCCTTTGAAAGGGCTTCTAGGGAAGTAACCAGGGCAGCTACTCGCGCGGCCCAGGCTTTGAAAGATGAGGAGCCAGCAGAAGAATAACAAATCCTACACCTGCTATTTCGTAATGGTGGGTGGCCAATCCGGCCCCCATCAAAAACCCGCCTAGATGGTATCGAGTAAAATTCATGGCCATTCCCCCGTCATAATCATTTTTGCCGTTTCTTCTGCCCGACTTGGTGTTTGCTCAGCCCACAAACTATCCATTGCTTCCGCTGCGGCCTGGTCGTAATCTCGGAGCTCCAGTGCCGCCAGCATGCGCTTAAACTTAAGCAGGCCGTGAATACCAAGCTGGTATGCCATCGACACCAATGCAGCTTTCCTGGCGCCGATAAGCCCTTGCAGATGGTCGGCCATTCTGCGGTCGGAGATTATCGAGACAATCTTTTCTTGAAGCATAACAGCGGCAACCTGCTCACTAATCACCATCGCGCTGTACGCCGATAGATCAACCCACTTAGTTTTGCTCAGCTTATAGCCGTAGCCTATCGTAGGATAGCCCTCGCTGCAGTGGTAAGCCCTGTCGCGGTATCCCTCTTTCTCTGCGATATATCGTGCTATTGGTGTCATAGTTTCGCCCTCTTTGGGTATTTGTCGAAGCCATGTTTCTTGGCCCTAGTGGCGACCACTCTTGCGTGATTCGCCGTTATACCTTTTACCTTTGCTATGTCCGGCCAACTCCAGCCGGACTCCTTAAGCATCATCATTTGCGCAACGTCTTCGGCACAAACATTTGGTTTTTGTCTGATGCCGTTGCGCTGCCTTGCGTTGTAGACTGCGCGAACTGAACAATTGAAAGCATTGGCAGCTGATTTGGCATTTTCAAATGACTGCAGCTGCCTTAGCTCTTTATGATTCCAAGCCCTACGCATTTTCAATCCTGCGGTGCCGAGCCGCGACATCAAGCAACCAACCTTCGGCCACCTTTCTTCGCTTTGTTGGCTTTGCCGAGTAGTACGGATGCACCCAGCCTTGCCGGTTTTTGCACCAAAAGATTTTAACCTTTTGCGTGCTAACTTCTCGCAAGCACAGATTGCTTTCGCTGTCGGTATAGATATTCATTATTCCCCCTTACTCGCTGATTCGCCCATTAGCCCGGCGTAGGCCGCCAGGTCTTCGTAATTGTCGGCGCGGAATGCGCCTTGGCTAGTTCGCACCAGCTTGAGAATGCACATAAACGACCAGCCCTGCTACTCTGTTAGATCTGTGCCGTAAATCGCGTTAAACGACGCCACAGTCTTGCCCATGCTGCGCTCGCCGCCTGGTGCGTCGTATGTAGCTGCGCGGTCTTCCATGTGACCTAGAGCCGACTTCAGGAAATCTGGCGCGGATTGCTCTTTGTTTGGCGTCTCGCACTCATTTTTGGCCTCACAGGGCTTAAGCATCCCCGCAAAATACAGTGCTCGGCGGGCGGACTGCCATTGGTTCTTGCTGACGGACACGCTTGGCTCATACTCTGATTTTTGCGCCAGCGTCAACTCGTCATCGCTCAGCTCGCCAACAAGCGGCGCGCGATCGCGGAGTTGTTCGATTGTTAGGCATTCAATTCCCTGATCTGCGTAATAGCTCACAAATTGAGTGTGAGTTCGACCGTGAAAAACAGCCCAGCACTCGTAGTAGTCATAACGCCAATATTCACTCGCGCCACTAACCCCCGGTATAGCCTCATGTAGCTTAGCCCCATGCGCTACCGCTCTCTCAATAATCTCTCGCGCCTCTTCTTCTGACTTAGGAGCGAAGTAAAAATCACCAATTTTATCAATCATCGTAGTGCTCCCCGTCGTTTCCGTTTTGACCTATAACGTCCATTCGCTCCTCTGGCCAAGAGCCCATATCCATTGTTGATTTAGCTGCCCTTACAATCAGGTTGTACATAAAAGGGTCTGAGCCTTCCGACTCCTCCCTGACCTTTTGCCAAATCCACTTGTCAATAGCTTCGTTTTCCTCCTTGCTGGCATTTTCCATTGCAAAGGCAACAACTGCTGGCCCGCCTTCATTGTCTGTGTCGATCATGCTCTGAATGACGTTCTCAGCCATTTTCATTTTTTCTTTCTCGCGCTCTGGATTGGCGCGGGTTTTGATATCAATCACTTTCATGTCAATTCCCCTTCAGATAGGCAAAGAATAGCCCGGACGTGCCGGGCTTGGTAGGACGGTTCGCGCCAAGTTATCAGTCTTTTACGAAAACTCCGTTGACCGTCTTACCCTTGCGGTCTTTGATTTCATCCCATGCAGCGGCCAGGCATGATTTAAGGTCGGTACCGTTCTGCATAGCCAAGATGATCAGCGTCACAACAACGTCACCTATGCCATCTTTAAGCTCTGGCGCATTGCCTTTTGCTAGAGCTCCGGCTGTCTCGCCTAGTTCTTCCATGCACTTGGCCAGCTGGCGGAATGGGTCTTTGTCGCCAAGGTCGCGGGCAATGGCCCATTGCTCTACTGATTTAATCAGATTATCGGTAGTCATTTATTTTTCATCCTGTTGTTCTGGGCCAGCTGTTCCGGCCTTGTTGGTTTAATTGGCACACGCGGGTTGCAGGTGCATCGCTTCTGGTTGATTGACGACAGCACCACTAGTTTGGCACTGCCGCACTGTGGGCAACTATCCGCGATGGTTTGCATAGTTGTTTTGAGGTTGCTGTTGATAGCCTTGCTGCTGTGGCTGTTGTTGCTGCATCTGCTGCTGAGGCTGGTAATTCCCCTGCTGCTGGCTCTGGTTGTCGCTGTCCCAGAATACGATCACTTTCACCGGTCCTTGAACGCCTACCGGCATAGTGTCGATTTCAATGTCAACGCGAGGAGATACCGCGCCTTCTTTTGCTGGCCACATTGTAGCCCGACCAACGGTGGCGTAGCGCGCCTTTGTTTCAGGATTCCCGAATTGATCGTTTTGGCCAGTCTGGTAGCGATCTGCCACTACTACGGCGCGGCCCTTGTCTAACGGTTGATTGCTCATAATTCACCTTCTGTTTTTGATTGTATTTTGCCCAGGTATTGATTAACCAAGGCGTCGAACTCTTTTATGTCGTGAACCATTTTCTCTATGTATTCGTCGTCTCGCTCTACGCGGATCAAAGTCAAATCACGACCAATGCCGGCAAGCTGCGGGCAGTACAGGCCAAAGTGCCACCACTGCCTATCCGCCAGCCACATATTCATCTGCATTTGGTCTTGAATGTCCGATACGTCACCTTCGATCATAATCGGCATTAGCTTTTCAGGAGACACAAAGCATTTGTACTCGGCTCCGCCGTCGGCACCAATGAGGCCGTCAGCGCTGGCGCCAAACCGGCCACAGTCAGAAACAACAAGGCCGACGCTCTGTATTAGCTGGCCTATTTTTGACTCATGGGCTATGCGAGCAGATTCTTCAAGCAGGTTTCCGCGCTTCATGTATGCCGTTTGGTATGTGTCATCGAGTGGCATTCCGGCCATGCGTTCAAAAGCCAGGCGGAAGGAGTATTGCTCGGCTAGCTTGGTGAACCCACCTTTGTTTGGCCCGGACTTCAAGCGCTTGCGTATTTCACCCACCATGCTGGCAGTAATAAGGCCGGCGCGCTCCTCATGCCATTGCTCTGATCCTTGCTCGCACTCAATTACACGCATCTGGCTGGCCTCTCAAATGGTTCATCGCGGCATCAAACCGACACTGTTGAATGTCTTCGACCTCGGAAACGCGAGCGGCTGCGCATAGGTCTTTATCGCTCCAGCCAATGCGCTGACATTCGTTGCGCAACGCCTCTGCCTGGTCGTCGGTTATCGTTTCCTGCTGTGGCGTTATATCCTTTTCCTGGCGTTCCGGTGAAAGCCCCTCATGCTCATTTAGTATGCTGGCAGCAGAGCTAACACGATCAGCGCGCGGCCAATATTTACTTGCCCGCTTAACCACTGTCTTTCTGGCCATTTCTTCCCACCAGTTTCGCCACGGTCCGTTAGCCGCCTTGGAAGTGTTGGCGACCTTCTGTATTGCTTCAATATCCATTTCTTCTGTCAGATAGTCGCCAGACGGTGTCTTTACAGTGCAGTAAACACCAATAACCTTGCCCTTGTCGCCGAATGTGTTTTGCTTGTGAATCGGTGGCTTGTCTATGCCGGCGTTTTCGTAGCTGTCCTTTTCGTATACCAGCTTGGCCTGGCCCCACTCGATAGCACCAGAGGTCATGGCAATATGCAACAAACCCTGATACGAAATATCCAAAAACACTTGCGCCGGCTGGCCTTTTCCTGGAGATCGAGGCACCAGGTATGCGTGCTTTAGCGCTGGATTAAGGCTGATACCAACGGCTGCCACATTGATTATTGCGTTCTGCAGCTTTGCTAAATTGTTTTGCGACGCCTTGGCCAAGAAGTCATTTGATTGCAATGCCTGGATGGCAAACTGAGATTCTTGCTCCCATGTTACGCATTCTACTTTGTTCGCCTGCTTAAATAGCGGCTGCTGATCATTAACGAACGTTATTAAATCGCTCATATCTTCCTCCTGTCTTGAGTCTGCATTATAGCAACCAAGCCAATCGGAAGTAGGACACTTTGCGCCATTGTTGGTTTTGCCGTTGATGTTTCCGGTAACGGCGCTACTATTCAATACAAGCTAAACAACCGGAGAAACGGACATGCAAAAACTAACACAGTACGAATTAGAATCGATCCTTTATTGGCAGTCGGAATTTGGTCGCCAGATTGACTTGTCTTTGTTTGACCTTGAGGGCGCAAGCCTTCGCAATGCAAACCTTAGCTGTGCAGACCTTAGCTGTGCAGGTCTGCGGAGTGTCCGAGGCAACGGGATAGA